GACATTTCTGACTTAGTTAAACTGAGTCTTGTACGTTATAATCGTGAATTTGTTCATTCACGTCCACTTGTCCGGTGGTCCACACACAACCAGCCACATCCATCATGTGCATGCTCGCGTTGTTCACTTACAGTCCCATTGTGTATGTGCAGAAGGTACAAATGGAACCAGAGCAGGTCAAGTCCGACATTAAGACGCATCAGGGAGATTCGATTCGATGCGCATTGCCGGCCAAGTTATCCGCTTGGGCTGAGTTCAAACGCTCGATGAGTAACGTCATTCGAGTTTTGTTGTGTGGTTGCTATTCCGCTGAGGGTTTGGCAAATTTTGAGGCTGATGATCATTTCCGCTCCTGTGTGCGTGAACATATGCGCAAACAGGAAGTCAATTTGGAAGAAGGAGTGAAACCACTTGAGCACGCGCTCGTGGCATCAGTGAAGGAGGACGGATATGTGTTGGGAGACTGGCACACTATCGAGAAGGCAAACGAGGGAATCAAACGTACCCAGAAGGAATGGGACGTATACTTCCAGAGGCTTGGCGTGGATCCGAAGACACGCAACACCACAGGCATGCGGTGTGCGCGCCTCGTCCCTCGGTTTGTGACAGCATGTGTTTTCGCTATGCGTGCGAAACCTGGAATCGGTCGAGAATGCAACGAGGACAACCTTAGGGTTGCCACTCGTGAGTACCATAAGATTTGCAAGAATCACGGTGTGCATAGTGGTGATGAGGAACACCATATGCAGAGCGTGTTGAATGCGTTCTTTACCGAAGACATCGCTGGCAAGTTGGGCAGAAGTAGGAGTGCTGCGCCCAAATGGCTGAAATGGTTGTATGATGTACAAACGCCATCAACCAGTAAGCCTATTGTCTGCTAGGGGTGCCCAGTTGAAGTGCACGGATCTGAGAGTTGCTTGAATCCTCAGTTGAGGTTGCAAAGGATTAAGCAATGTAAAGGTCAATTGTGCGTGCGCCGAAATGGGAACACTGCTAAAACCCGAAAGTATGTTGTACTTCGTGGGTTTGGCCCAAATCACAATATGGGTGTTTATAACAACAACGTATCGAACATCGAGAGTTCAATGACTCAGAGATACTTTTTATGCAAGGACGGAGATGGATATCGTCCGGCTTTTGATGTTCGAGCCTCGGCTTTTAAAACAGACGAGTTGAAGGAATTCCAGAAGATTGTGCTGAGTAATATGCCAAAGCTTCCCGTGATGACCCGCAAGGAGACAGTTGCGTTGTATCACGGCCATAAGCAAGTAGTGTATGAGAAAGCGCGGTTGTCACTTGATGATAAACCGTTATCTGTGGAAGATTCATACTTGAAATCGTTTTCTAAGTTTGAGAAGGTAGATGTAAGTAAACCACCTAGGAATATCAGTCCTCGCGAGACTAGATACAACCTTGAGCTGGCACGATACCTTAAACATGCAGAGCACCACTTTTTCAAAGCAATCAATAAAGCCTTCCGTGGACGTACACGGGCAACAGTTATTAAGGGGTTGAATGCTGACGTGAGTGCTCAAGTTTTATACGA